TGCAAGTAACGCAATTAAACTTGGACAAGATTTTAATAACTATAATTCTAAATTCTTAAAGCAGGGAGCGCACACATCAGGTGTACTTGAAATGAAAGACCACTTGTCCGACCAAGCGTTTCTGAGATTGAAAAAAGAATTTAATGAACAATACATTGGAATGAAAAACACAGGTAAGCCAATGATCCTAGAAGAAGGCATGGAGTTCAAGCCAATCGGAATGAAGCTATCAGATGCACAGTTCCTTGAATCCCGTAAATTCCAGATAGAAGAAATAGCAAGATATTACAGAGTACCATTGCACATGATACAGTCACTTGACAGGTCAACGAATAACAATATCGAAACACAGAGCCTTGAGTTTGTTAAGTACACCATGCTTCCTTGGATTAAGAGATATGAAGAAGCAGTCACCCAACAACTATTAACAGACAGACAAAGAAAAGATGGATATTTTGTTGAGTTCAAAGTTGATGCAATCTTGAGGGGTGATTATAAATCAAGAACAGAGGGATATAAAAATGGAATCTTATCTGGGTGGATGTCACCAAACGAAGCAAGGAGTCTTGAAAATATGAATCCTGTTGATGGATTGGATATTTATTTCCAGCAATTAAACATGGCGGACATCAACGTTGCCAAGGAGATACAAATGGATAATAATGTAAGTAACGGAGGAAATAACAATGAATAAATTTTGGAGTTTCAAAAACAAGGGTGAAGTTGGAGAACTTTATCTTTACGGTGAAATATCCGATGTGACATGGTGGGGTGATGAAGTAACACCTGCCGCTTTCAAAGAGGAACTTGACGCACTCGGAGAAATTGCATCATTGGATATTTACATCAATTCAGGCGGAGGAGATGTGTTTGCAGGTCAAACTATTAACAACATCCTTAAACGACACAACGCTTACAAGACAGTATACGTTGACGGAATAGCTGCAAGTATAGCATCTGTTATCGCTATGGCAGGAGATAAAATAGTAATGCCTGCTAACTCGATGATGATGATACACAAGGCATGGGCTTTGTGGGCTGGTAATTCAGATGAACTATTGAAAGCTGCTGAAATACTTGAAGGTGTTGATAAAACAATACTGGCAGAATATGTAAATAAGACAGGTAAAGAACCTGATGAGATAATGGAAATGATGAACGCAGAAACATGGATGACAGGAGAAGAAGCGGTTGAAAATGGGTTCGCTGATGAGTTAAGAGAGAGCATGAAGATAGCGGCATCCATTGTTGATAAGACACTGATTGTTAATGATTTAAAGGTCGACATTAGCAATTATAAAAATCTGCCTTTGGAGCAAATAGAAGAGCAACCAAAGCAGACCAACCTAGAAGTATATGAACAAATTATTGATATTCACAGGAGGAGGAATTAATATGGATTTGACAATCAAGAAAAACGAATTGTTGGATAAGCAGGAGGCTCTTCTTACCGTAGCAAAGGGAGAAGATAGAGGGCTTAATGTTGATGAACAAACAAAGTTCAACGACTATGATACTGAAATATCCAACATAGAAGCAACCATCGAGATGAACATAAAACTCGATGAGAGAGTAAAGGCAAGAAAAGAAGTTGTCACAGAACCCATCCACGCAGAAGTAAAAAGCGACAAACCAAAATGGAAGAACTCAGGGGAGTTTTTGAAATCTGTTGCTAGCGCTTCAAGCGGAGGTACAATCGACAAAAGACTCAGGAACGCAGAAGGTGCAAATGAGGCTGTTGGTTCAGAAGGTGGATTCTTGGTAGGCGACCAATTGTTACCATTATTCTTGGAGAAAATGCACGACTCAGCCGTTGTGGCTGGCAACGCATTTAAAGTTCCTATTGGTCCTAATGCTAATGGCGTTAAGATTAATGGGATAGACGAATCATCAAGGGCTAACGGTTCGAGATGGGGCGGAGTACAGGCTTATTGGGCTTATGAAGCAGGAACGGTCACATCCACCAAACCAGCATTTAAGAAAGAAAGTCTTGACCTAGACAAACTCATGGCAATCTTTTATGCAACAGATGAACTTTTACAGGACAGTGTAGCACTTGGTTCAATCGTTGAAAGAGCTTTCGCAGAAGAGATGGCATTTAAACTTGATGATGCACTTATTAATGGCACAGGCGCAGGACAGCCACAGGGAATCTTGTTATCTGATGCAATGATAGGTGTTGCCAAGGAAACAGACCAAGCCGCTGATTCCATAGTGTTTGAAAACATTGTGAAGATGTGGTCAAGAATGTGGGCTAAATCAAGAAGCAATGCCACATGGTACATAAATCAGGATATAGAACCTCAGTTGTTCGCACTGTCATTGGCAGTAGGCACTGGTGGAGTTCCTGTTTATATGCCAGCAAATGGACTTTCAGGATCACCATATGGCACATTACTCGGCAGACCAGTAGTACCAATCGAGCAATGTCCGACAGTTGGAGATTTGGGAGATATTATCCTAGCCGATATGAGTCAGTATTTACTGATTGAAAAAGGCGGAGTGGATATGCAGGAGAGCGTACACGTTAAGTTTATTTATGACGAAAGCTGTTTCAGATTCGTCTATAGAGTTAATGGTATGCCAATGTGGGATAGTACACTAACACCGTTTAAGGGTTCAAATACCCAATCGCCGTTTGTTGGACTAGCCGCAAGAGCTTAAAGAGAGGTATAAAATATGAAAATTTGTTTACCTGAATATAACAAGATAGTGACTGCATTAGCACCAGTGACCACTAACTCCGCCACAGAAGGCGATTATGTTAGTCTTAGAAATGCTAAAAGGTGCAGCGTTGTAGTTAGTCTTACACAGGCAGCCACACACGCCACCGCAATCACAATCGAACAGGCCACCGTTGTAGCTGGCACAGATTCAAAGGCAATCACCGTTGTTGTTCCTATATGGGCCAATGAAGATGTTGCTACAACTGACACACTCGTTAGGCAGACTGACGCCGTAAGTTACACCGTAGATACAGCCGCTACAAACAAGCTGGTCATATTCCAGATTGACCCGTCAACACTTGACGTTGCAAATGGATTTGACTGCATTAATGTTCAGCTAGCTGCATCAAGCGAAGCCACAAACTTCGTTAGTGCTAACTATTTCCTTGAAGCGAAATATGGAATGGAAACAGGACCGTCAGCAATAGTAGACATTACTACCTAAATTGACTGGGGTGGGTTTCCACCCCTTTAATGGCGGAACTACCGCCTTAATTCTTTGAAAGGAGAAATAGAGTTATGGGAGCAGGAAATACAAACGTAAAATCAAAATGGATTGACGGCAATCTTTGGTTTAAAGACAAATCAGGGAATACATTAATGTATCTTGATGGAGCAAACGGATTGATAGGGTCAGTAGGAATCAACACACCGGGCAAAGTATATTATGTTGAAGCAAATGCAGGAGATGACGACAATGACGGCTTAACCTGGAACACAGCATATAAAACTTTAGTAGTTGCTATGGCAGCAAGTCACGCAAATATTGCAGCAAGTTCAAGTGGGTGGGCCGCAAGAAATAGGATTTACTACAAAGGCGACCCAACAGCCACAGCAGATGCAGAACACTTAACTAAACTTGCACAGAAAACTGACATAATTGGAGTAGGCTCTACCGATTGGAAAGCTAAATCACAACTAATAGGAAATCACGTTATTCCGACAACCAACAGTTACCCAGGGTGCAGATTTATCAATATGATGTTCAAGGGAACAATCGCATCAGGTGGTGACATATTCACAATAACAGACCAACATGGAGTTGAATTTATAGATTGTGAATTTATGGGAGATTCTACCATCGCAGCAACAGCGGCCGTAATAGCAACTGCATGTGTTAGTCTTAAATTCAAAAACTGTGTAACAAAAGGAGCTTATTCTGATGCCGTTATTGAAATTGGAGCAGGACAGGCAGATGATTTTGAAGTTGTTGATTGTTTAATTCAAGGAGCTAACATGGGAATTGACATCAGCGCCTCAGCTACTTTTGTGGCTGGTAAATATGGACTGATTAAAGACAATGTGTTTAGAACAACTTTGGCTTGTATCAATGATGGAGAATCAAAATGCTATGTTGTTGGTAACAGAGGTTCAACAGCAGCAGCATCAGGTGTAGCACTTGCAGGAGCAGTTGTGTGTAATATCGCACTTGCACAAGATAACCGTTTTACCACAAGCAGCGATAACAACATTGAGTACCCAGCTTTGGGTTCAATCACTTAAAGGAGTAAAATATGTTGACCAAACTAATCACAGCAGTAACCACAGAACCGATAACTGTATCTGATGTACTTGCTCAAGTCAGACACAATACTTATGACCTTGCAGATAGTGTTACATTAGTACAGAGCATAGCTCCAGGCGCACATGATGTTGGTTCTGAAACAGGAACTTCCGCTGACTTGCTTGGATATAAATCACTTGTGCTTTTAGAAGCTGGTGATTGTACAAGCGGAACTGTTGATGTTGTGGTACAGGATTCAGATGATGATACCACATACACAACTTGGTCAACATTTACTCAGGTTGATGTTGATAATGACAACACTACTTATGAAAAAGAATACACAGGAAACAAAAGATACGTTAAAGGTGTAGCAACTATTGGAACGGCAAGCTGTGAATTTGCAGTAAGCGTTATGAAGTATGCTATAACCTCAAGCGAAAGCGCATTGATTACTGCGAAGATTCAAGCAGCAAGAGAGTATGGCGAGGACTATGCAAAGCAGGCACTAGCACCTCAGACATGGGAAGTCTATTATGATGATTTCCCAAGTTGCGATTTAATAGAGTGGCCTTATGGTCCGATGACCTCATGCACATCTCTTATATATATTGATTCTGATGGAACGGAAACAACGATGGTAGCCGATACAGATTACATTGTCGACACAGACACATACCCAGGTAGAGTATACCTGCCGTATGCCACACACTGGCCATCATTCACACCCCAACCATATAACGCAGTAATACTAAAAGGAGTTTGCGGATACACAGGAGCAGCACCGTATATCTTACCTCACAACTTCAAGGAAGCCTTATTGGTACACGTTGGGTTAATGTTCCGATATAGGGATGAAGAAATCCCCGAAGGAGCTTTGAACACCGTACACAGGCTTTACAAACTAAGGAGTTACAGATGGCTATAAACGCAGGTAAAATGAACATATCAATTACCTTGCAGTCATCTAGTGGTGGTGTAGATACTTATGGTCAGCCAAACAGAACATGGAACGATGTAGTGACTGTATGGGCTGAAAAGAATAACAGAGGCAGCCGTAAATTCTACCAAGCACAAAAGTTATATGCAGAAACAACTGATGTGTTTACAACTTGGTACATTGCAAAAATAGACACATTGAACCGCATTAAGTTTGGGAATCGTTATTATAACATCTTAGGATATGACAACACAGACGAACGAAACCTTGAACTGGTGCTGATAGCGAAGGAGGAAGTATAAATGGAAATAGAACAAGCATTAATGACTTACCTACTTACGGTGTCAGGTTTAACCACATTGGTCAGTAACAGAATATACGCAGAAGAGATGGATGTAAAAATCAACAATAAAATATCAGACATCTTCCCTGCGGTTATATACTCAAAGATAAGTGATGTGAAAAGCGCAACACTTACAGCACAAATGAAACTTGAGCGACCTTCTTTCCAGTTCTCATCAATAGCACTGAGGAAGTCAGTTGCTCGAGCAATATCAAACCAGATAAGAAATGCACTGGTCGACTATCAGGGAACACTGAGCGGTCTTGTGATCCAAAAGATTGAATTGCAAAACGAAGATTCGCTTAAAGAACAATCAACTGATGGAACTGTGCAAGTTTACACAGAAACTTTAGAGTTTCAAATCAACTTTGAAAGGAGTTAATTATGTCAAACGCTAAACACGCTTTCGGTACTACCTTTTCATGGAATAGCGAGGATGTAGCCGAACTGACTGCCATTAACGGCATTGAATTGTCAGTTGATTCTGTTGAGGTCACAAGCCATGATTCCGCTGATTATTACAAGGAATTTATACCAGGACTTATAGATGCAGGAGATGTTGTTCTCGAAGGAAACTTTGATTACACCGACACAGCCGCACAACATGCCATGATAACCGATGCAAATAGTAGAACATCAAGGACGGGAGTTATTACATTCCCATCCGCCACAGGCTCTACATGGACATTTACAGGATTTGTCACAAGCGTCAAAATAGGGGATGCACCCGTTGACAATGTTGTACCGTTTACGGCAACAGTTAAAGTCACAGGCAAACCTACATTTGCAGTTGCAACATCAGCAGGACTTACTACACCATTCTTCTCAATGAGCGAGAGTGCTGTAATTTCACCTGACCCAGCAGCAGCCGTATATTCCTATGTAGCAACCGTATTGACAGCAGTTACATCTGTAACACTCACACCAACAGCAGCAGCAGGAGTAATTACAGTTGCAGGAAATACCGTAGCCACAGGAGTTGCATCAAGTTCAATAACACTTGGAGCAGCAAACACGAACACCGAAGTACTCGTTGTTATAACAGAAACTAGCAAAGCACCAATTACATATACTGTGCTTGTAGCAAGAGCAGCGACTTAAGATTGACTGGGGTGGGGCGACCCACCCCTTTTTAAAAGGAGGTAAAAATGATACCATTTGTAATTTTACAATTAGACAAGGCTTATAATTTACGGTTTGGAATGAGAACAATGCTTGAACTTAAAAAAGAAGGATTGGACGTTTCAAAGAAATTCGACCCATCAATCGACAATATGCTAAAGGTTTTATGGGTCATGTTAAGAAGAGAAAACTCAGCACTCACTATAGAAATGGTTGCTGATTTAGTTGATGATAATGCGAACAACCTTGAAGAAGTGTTTGCTAAAGTAGCAGAAGCTATGGAGGTGGCACAAGATACGGGGGAGTTAAAAAAGGGGAGAAACAAAAAGAACTAAACTTTGACAGCGAATATAAGTATGCTTTAAAAATGGGAATGAAACCATTGGATTTTTGGGAATTAACATATGCTGAATTTTACCACATGATGAAAGCACACCACGAAAATCTCAAAGAAGAGTTCAAAGATACATTAAGATTGGCATGGTATACAGCGGCATTTACAAGAGCAAAGGACTTACCAAAACTTGAAACTGTATTGGCAGATGTATCAGACAAGAAAAAGCAAACCTCAGAAGAGATGATGGCAATGGCAAAAATGTTAAACGCAACACATGGAGGCATAGAGGTTAAGACATGATAAAGATTGATATTATAGGCGAAAAAGAACTAAAAGCGGCAGTACAAAGACTACCGCTTGAAATGCTTGGAGATATAAAAGACGGGTCTGACTATGTGGCTGAGGCTGTTGTGTTGCCTAATATTAGAAAGCATCTTAGAAAATATCACAAGTATTCGCAGACAGGTGAACTAAGCAGAAGCCTATATATTAAAAAAAGAAAAATAAACACATATAAGTCAAACTTAGGGAAAGCTACTAAGTACAATGCGATAGTTGCATTTAAAAGAGATGGAGCTTCTATTGTTCCACTTGAATTAGGGCATAAACTTGTAATAAAGGGTAAAACTGTAAAGATGATAAAAGAACATCCATTCATGCGACCAGGAGCAGATGATAGCCAAGCCACAGTAAACAGGGTAATAATCGGAGCGATACAGAAAACAATAGCAAGAATGGGAGGTCTTAAATGAGTAGTACAATTAGAAGCCTCGTAGTAAGAGTTGGGGCTGACCTTTCTAGATTTAACAAGTCAATGAATAAGATGTACAGAACCATGAGCAAGGCAGGGCGAAAGTTCACAGCCGTTGGTAGTACATTAACTAGGGGATTGACATTACCATTATTAGCAGTCGGAGCAGCCGCATTTAAAATGGGTAAAGACTTTGAAGCCGCCACAGCAAAGATTGTAGGCTTGGTTGGTGTTGCTCGTGAACAGGTTAACGCCTGGTCAAAAGATATGCTTGAGATGGCACCAGACCTTGCGACTGCACCAAACGAACTTGCAGAAGGTTTATTCTTTGTAACTTCCGCAGGTCAACGTGGAGCTGAGGCAATGATGACACTTGAACTTTCAGCTAAAGCCGCTGCTGCTGGACTTGGAAGCGTTAAAACTGTAGCTGATGTTGTAACCTCGGCGATGAACGCATATGCCGATTCTGAACTAGACGCAGCCACAGCCACAGACATTCTAACCGCAGGCGTTAGAGAAGGTAAACTTGAAGCTGAAAGCCTTGCTCCTGTTATTGGTAATTTACTTCCAGTAGCATCTGCAATGGGAATAGAATTTGACCAAGTTGTCGGAACTCTAGCAGCCATGTCAAGGACTGGTTCTGAGGCAGCATCTTCGGCAACTTCATTACAACAGATAATGATGACACTATTGAAACCAACAAACGAAGCATCAAATAAACTCAAAGAAGCTGGGCTGTCAATGTCAATGCTAAGAGATATGGCGGCAGGTCCAAACGGCTTACTTGATGTTATGAGATTGCTCGACAAAACATTTGCAGATGATGAAGAAGCACTCGGTGAAATCATACCAAACGTAAGAGCTTTCAGAGGTGCTATGAATTTACTAGCACAGGATTCTGCAACCGTTGATTCCATAATGAATAATGTTACAAACTCAGCAGGTATTCTAAGTAAAGCTTTTTTGGAAACAACAGAAACAACAGGTTTCAAATTTGACCAAGCTATTGTAGCCGCAAAAGTTTCATTGGATACATTATGGGGAACAATCAAAGATGATATCATCCCGATCATAGATAAAGCCGCTGAATGGTTTGGCAAAATAACCGACAAACTAAACGCTATGACAGATGCACAAAAAGATAGTATGTTAAAGTGGGCTAAGTTTGCATTAATTATTGGTCCTGTGCTTTTATTATTCGGCAAACTATTGACAATAATACCTATGTTAGGCACAGCCTTTGCGGCACTAATGGGTCCAGTAGGATTGGTTGCACTAGCTTTTGCTGGTATAGCCATTGGTGTTATAGCATGGCAGAAGAAATATAATGATGCCGTTGCTGATATAGAAGCGAACGCTAAGAAATCTATCGCATTAGTTGAAGAAGAACGTGATGCTCGAATCATAGCATATAGAGAAGCACTAGATGAAAAACGTGCAGCACTTGATGAAGAATCACGCCTAGTCGAAGAGAACTATGATGAGGCAATTAGTGAACTTGAAGATTATCAAAGACAATCATTGTCTACTGAGAGAACAAGACTTCAAGCATTAATATCAGCTAACGATAGAGCCTATGACAATATTATCCAAAACATCAGAGAAGAGTATGGTGTGTTTGAAAGTTCCACAAAATCAAAAATGGACATTGCCGATACTTATTATGATGATTTAGTTGACAAGGCTGGAACTTCTTATCAGACTATTCGAGATGAAATTAATAAAACACTCAAGGCAGATATTGCAACGGTCGATGCTGAAACACAAACAGAAGTTGATAAGGTTCAGACAAAGATTGATTTATTAAATACTGAAACCGAAGAAGAAAAGAAAGCCGCAAAGGAAACAGCAAACGCAACACGAATTTCAGAACTTGAAAAGGAATCTGCTTTTGGTAGGTCACATCAAATAAGGAAAAACGCAGCCGCAGAACTCGTAAGTTTCTTAGAAGCTATTGAACAAGAGAAAAATGAAACGATTAGGAATGACCAGATAGCCGCATACGAACAAGAGATAACCGACCTTAAAGATGCAGGCGTTACAAAGGCAGAAGAACTAACGGCTCAAGCTGCAACAGATAAAGAAACAGCCGGAACAAACCTAGCCACAAAAATAGTTAACATTAATAAAGAAAAAGATGCAGCCATACAAGCTATTGATGACGAGCGCAAAGAACTTGAAAAGGCAGAACTATTAAAGCACGGATCAAGAAAAAAATTCCACTTGAAGAATTTATGGTTGTTGGATAATGGCTTTAGTGAATTTGTTGGCAATCTTGAAACTGAACTAACTGAACTTAAAAGAATTGAAGAAGAAAAGTACAACACAAGAAAAGAATGGCTTGATAAATCTGAGGTAGCTCTTACAACTTACGAAGAAGTACAAGCTGGAATAAATGAAGAAAACCGCAGAGATGCTGAACAGGCTATTTTGGAAATCCAACAGCAAGCCGTAGTTGAAAAAGAAGCAATCGACATTCCGACACCTGGCGTAAAAGGTGCTGTTATAGATTTTGCCAATGATGAAATTAACTCAATAGATTGGTTTAAGCCTTTTAGGGAACTGGGTGAAATACTTGGTTTTGAAAAAGGTGGAACTGTTCCAGGTGCAATCGGAGAACCAATGCTTGCCGTTGTTCATGGTGGTGAAGAAATCACACCTGCTGGCGGTAATGGTGGAGCAATAGAAATCAATGCAACTTATTATGTAGCAGACAAAGCAACTGCTGAATATGCAAATAATGACCTTGTAAGAAGATTTCAACAGAGGGGAATAGGGGGAAGTTTCCTATGATATATGGCACAACAACATTGAATGTTTTAGCAGGATCACTAGCAACCACCAAGACTGTTAAAAAAGTAATCAGAAGTTATATAAATAGTGATAGCGCAGATGAGGAATATTTAGGGCGAGAACCTACAAAGTTCACTTGCACATTAATAGCTGAGTCGGATTCTGCAAGGGTACTCATTGAATCACTCTTGCAAAGCAATACTAATCTAACACTTTATTTTGATAACCATTATTATAAAAATGTAGTTGGTGGAGCAAGTACAACTTTGAAACCGGCAACAGGTGATGAAACAAATTGGTTTATTGCCGCTGAATTTACAGCACTTGACCCTGTACCTTATGATAGCACAACAGATGAAAGGCTTTATTAATGGCTGACATTTATCGTTATGGGAAATATTCCATAGCCGTTGAGAATACAAACTTTAGAAATGCTGACCCATCATTTTCAGTAGTTGCTACTGGCTACCCCGGATTCATTACAGGATACGCAGGATACGCTTTTAATTCGACTGCCGGGTTCTATGGTACAGGTTCATGGGAAGGTAAACCCACCCCATTTGTCGGTGTTGAAATAAGATTTAGAATAGAAGATAATGGTGGAAGAGTTAAGGCTTATTATAACTATACCACCAACACTTATGATACTTATAAAAAAGAATGTGATTACGACACAGCTAATGTTAAAGGAACATTTGACGAATATGTATATGCCATTGACGGAGCTTATCCCGATGATGGCGAGAGTGGTTCATATTGGTATGTAAAAGGTGCTGTGTGGATTACAGACCCAACAGGCACGACAACCTCACCTGCCGAAGACATTGCACATAGTTCGGCCACATTAAAGGGTGCTGTTACAGATGCAGGTACAACTGATTCAGATTTCTACCCAACTGTATATTTTGAGTATGGCGAAACCGTCACAGATAATGAGGTTGAAGTTTCAACTGGTGGTGTAGATGATTATGAGAAAGCCATAACAGGACTTACACCCAACACCGCTTATGACTTTAGAATTAAGATAGTTAATGATGCAGCAACGGCTTATGGTGCAACCGAAAGTTTCAGTACAACAGAGCAACCATTAGCAATGCCTACCGTTACATCACCTACAAGCGGAACTAACACAACAGACACTACCCCGACATTTGATTTCACATTAACAGATACCCCTTTAAATACTGCCGTAAAATATGAAGCAAGAGTTAGAATTTCTACCTTAGTTGGAATGGCAAGTATTGTATATACATATGAAAGTAAAGAGGCTTCGGGAACTTGGGAATATTTAGTCGGTGCGGTATGGACTGCGTGGCCTGCCGGTGGTGTTGACCCCGACACAAGAGTTCGATTAACAATAGCAGACACATTAGAATACAGACAACAGTATTATTGGGATTGTACTTCATACGACCAAAGCGATTATGGATTTGATTTGTCACCAGCTTACCCACTTCAAGTAATTATAAACATTGATGGGTTATTTGGTTTAACTATTGGCGGAAATTCATATGATGTATTTGATTTAATTGTAACCGAAACTTCAAATGGCGAAATAGGAACTATTAACTTCTCGATGAATAACTTGGGCGGTATTAATTATTCAGCCATTGATTATGGTGATACTGTTATACTTGGCATAAATGATTCAGCAGGAAACACAGAAGAGTTTGAGGGGCGGATTAAATCGAAAGTTCCTAGCGGTGGAATAATGAGCATGGAAGCAACATTGGGAGATGGTGTTCTCGGTGAAAGACTTGTAAAAGAAGATTACGATATAGCAGATATAACTCATATGTGGTCAACGAGTGCAAAGAATGTAACGACCATTTCATTAGCGGGTTCTGGTGTAGTTGAGAATGACATTGTTGTGGTTTGTGGTTCGGGCGATAATGTAACACCTTCAACGCCTACGGGATATACTATAATAGCAAGCGGAGTTTCTGGTGTTGGTGGAGTCTACTATAACATATCATACAAAAGAATGGGTTCAACACCCGATAGTTCAGTTGATGGATTAGAAGCTGCTGATAACCGACCATATACTGTATCAGCATTTAAAGGTGTCGATATTGCAACGGCTCTTGATGTTACCGTAACAACAGATTCAGATTCAAGTGGTATGCCGAACTGTCCATCAATCACCCCTACCAGCATAAGCTGTATGATTTTAGCGGCTGGATTTCTTGATGATGATGAAGTGGCTGCCACCGTAACAGCTCCCGCAAATTTCACTTTATCACAGGCATATGATGGAACTGCAACAACTGTAATGATAGCTTATTATTTGAATGATGGAGTTGCAACCGCTGTTGATCCTGCCGTCTTTGGTGGCGGTGGCGATGATGTGTGGGTTGGTGTAACTGTAGCTCTAAGACCATACAAATATGATGTCGGAATAATCCTTGATGATGTTGTCGACACCTACTGTTCGCCATTAACATCAACTGGAGTAGATACAGCCACAGGATTTAGTGCTGATATAATTTCAGACAACTCAACACCGTTAAGTGTGTTTGAAGAACTTAGAAGAAGATATGGATTTTACTACTTTGTAGATTCTGACTGGGATGTGCAAGTATACAAGAGTGACGTAATAGACGTTGCTGATACCAAAATAACATATGGAGGGTAAATTATGTTAAATGCAGCCAACAATGCCGAAACAACTTTAGCGGCAACAATCACAGCAATAGCCACAGAATTAACAGTTACAAGTGCAAGTGGGTTTCCAAGTGCGCCATTTCTAATCTCGATTGATAATGAAATATTAAAGGTAACTGTTGTGGCAACCAACACTTTCACCGTTACAAGAGAACAGGAAAGCACAACAGGTGCAATCCACACAATAGGGGTTGCGGTTGAGAACAGATTTACAGCAGGAATGTATAATGATGTAGCCATATCAGCAAAGGTTTCTGTTTCCGCTGATGGGAGCGGTGAATACTCAACAATACAAGCAGCACTCACAGACAATGTAACCGTTGGTTTATTGGTGTTAGTTTATCCCGGCACTTATACAGATGATACAATAACCTTTACGGCTAACAGTCAAGAAGTTAGGGGCATGGGTATTAGTCCATCGGGTGTTAATGTAACCACAGCCAGTTCTAATATTGTTAATTACGCAGCTTTTACAGGGTGTCGAATCAACAGAATAAAAATGCAAGTAACAGCAGGCACAACATTAGTACACACCGTTACAGGTTCAACGGGCAGTTGTAACCTAGTTAAGTGTCATACAAAAATGGTAACAACTTATGCAACGGCAGGTACACAACCAGCTTGTTTAAATTCAAGTGGAACTGGAACAATAAAGGTTGTAGAAGGAACGGTAGAATATGAACACAGTGGCAGTAATGCCGCAGTAGCAAAAGCATTATTAAATTGTGAAGCGAATAATTGTACTGCTATATTTGACCAAGTTAATATTGATATTAATTGTTCAAACGACTCTCTTGTAAGTGGTATATCTTTTGGAACTGGTGCAACTACGGTATCAGTAAACAGGTGTGAAATTGATATTGAAGATGACGGCACAGCGATTGTTGTTGGACTTTATGTAGCCGGTGCTGTTGCTGGAGAGTTTTTATATAATACAGTTCACGTTACAGGCACAGGTGTTTTAGCTGCTGGTATGTATATCAACGCAGCCGGGGCAGCAATCAGAAGTATGTATAATCATGTTCATGTGTCGGGTGCTACGACTAACAACTCTTTCTTCCTTAACGATTATGCCTCGACATTAACATCTCAGTTTGATGACCTTATAGCAGTTGATGGAATAAACAATCTTGGTCTTGCAACAAGGGTTGTACAGGTAAATTCTGAAGCTGATGGTGCTATTTCAGTCAGTGGAGATTTAGTATTAAAGACAACACAGACACCCGCAACGGCAGGAGCAACAGGAACAAAAGGAACAATAGCTTGGGATGCAGACTATATGTATGTATGTATTGCCACAGACACATGGGAGCGAGTAGCCATAGCAACCTGGGCGACATAAGGGGCTTATATGTTATTTAATACCAGACAATTTAATGAAGGAACATTTAACTCGTTTGATTACACTGAATTAATGTGGGTTGATAAACCTATTGTAAAAACACAAGGGCCTTTGGCAACGCACGTTACTGTCAAAAGTGACACAGATGAGTACACCGCCAACAACACACCCGAACCTGCCGTTGGTATACGCATTGAAAGAATCGTTGAGATTGACACAGGCGATGTTGCGGTTTGCCAGACAGTAGCCGAACAGTTACTTGCAAGATGGTCGGTTAATCAGGTGTCAGTAACGGGAATAATAGCTTTAAACGTTACCCTTGATTTTAAAAAGAAACTAAGAATTGTATTGGCGTGGGCGGGCATTGATGAAGATATGATACTACTAAAGAAAGTTCACTATATCCAAAAAAATCAGGTAGTAACCGAGATTACTTGTGGAGATTTTATCTTGGGCGAAGATGAACTTTTAACTAGGATATTGGCAACGTTGTAAAAGGTTTGAAAAGTGATACTATTTAAGTAAATAACAGCAGGGAGAAGACATATGACGCAAGGGGAACAGTTAGCAATCTATGAAAAGATTGAAGAAGTAAAGGATAACCTAAGAGATAAAATTGATGAGAAGTTTGACGATGTGCGAGAAGATATATCAGAACTAAAAGAGTATGTACATAAAAATAACAACATCAAAAAACTTGTGGAAAAACATGATGAGAGTATAGACAAATGTACCTCATTGCTCGAAGCTCATTTGGTTGTGTGTACTGTCAGGGCAGATGATAAGAAAGGGAGGTTTAGCAAACGAGCAACATCAATAGCGTTGTGTTTAACATTTATTGGTTTGGTTGTTTCGATTGCTATTAACGTATTTTGAAAAAGACAAAGGTCGTGGCGTTCTATGAAGTTACTTTTACTAAGGTTATAATGATGATTGTTACAATCGTGTTTATGGCTTTTTGTGGTAAGCAGTTTTTCTCTAACGAACTACTCCCAGAGTTTGAATCTTGGGTTAAAATCTTCCTAGGCTCATGGACTGTATATGGTGGCAAATCGGGTTATGAAAACTACCAAAGAAACAGAACATATAATTATGATAGCAATTATGGAAGCGGGTTGCCGTTATGAGATTAGCAATCGATGCAGGTCACTCATGGATCACAGCAGGAAAAAGAACACCCAAGTTCTCAGATGGAACATTCATGCACGAGTTTGATTTCAATTCAGCCGTTGCTAATATGGTTGTGGAAAATCTAAAGCATTGTTGCGAGATAGTATTAACCTATGATGAGAGTGGTCAAACAGATTACACATATTACAGCAGAGTGCAAAAAGCCAACACCGTTAAAGCAGATTTATTCGTATCAATTCACGCCAATGCAATCGGTGATGGTGTGAGTTTCAATTCTTCATATGGGATATTGTTTTTAGCAGACGAAAGAAGAACAGACCATGTGGACTTCGCTCGGACTATCATAGGGGAAATGGCGAAAGTATACCCAAGGAAAAGAGTATTAAATTGGATACCAGGAAGCACCGGTCAAAGCCTATGCAAATATTCTGATATGCCAACCGCAATAATTGAGTGTGGATTCATGACCAACCTGCAAGACGCTGAACTTTTACTCGATATAGATTACAGGAAGAATTGTGCCGATGCAATATCAAACGGCATTTTAATATATGCAAAACAAAAGGGGTTGATAAAAATGGATGAAGGATTAATAAGACAAGCAGAGGAAGCTATTGAAATATTGGCATTGAGGGGATTTATTAAAGACCCGGAAGTGTGGAAGAACAGTGACCTATCACAACCAATGCCAGTAGCACATACCATGATTATCTTGAGCAGAATAGTTCAGGATTATGGTGGCATGATTGATGATTTTGATAAGAGGAGGTATTAAAATGAATGGAATTATAATGTTACCAAACGAACTAGGAGCAGCGTTGCTTATACTGTTGGGGGCAATAGTCCTTGATGCAATATTCGCAATCCTGATTCACGTTAAACTTGGAGATTTTGAATGGAGGAAAACCACACAATTTTTGATTACTGGTGTCTTACCGTATGTCGGTGGGATTGGCGCACTTGCTGTATTGGCATGGCTCGTAGGTGCATTTTTCATCGAGGTATTCTTTGCACTCGGTGCGATTGTTGCCTTGAAATATAGTGCTGAAATCATCAGTAAAATTAAACAGTTGTTTGGCTTACTGAAAAAATGAACAAAATATATATAGTAAATGAAAAAGAATACTTGGTGTGGTTCGACTCAATAAGAGGTGTAATGTTTGCCACCCCGAAACATGGTGATGCAGATATTAAAATCATACGCAAGTCAGATACCAAAGATACACGTTACGTTGAGAGAGCGATACGCAAGACCTATCTGTGAGCCGTACAACCCCATTTTGACGGCTTTATACTAAAAGCTAACCACCTATTCATTTTTACCCCTACCCGCCTCTAAGAGGCACTGGACAGGCTAACCACCTGTCCTTTCTTCTATTCCATTAAATGACTATAAATATATATAAATCGCTTGACATAACTATTTAATAGGTATAGAATGAATTATAAGCAAATAAGTGGAAGTATTAAATAAGAAAAGAGGATAGAACAATGTATAAACATATATCTAAAAACAATGACAATGAATATGAATGTCCATATCAATTGAACGAAATATCCATTGGCGATTATGTTAAATGCGAGGAACTAGATGACAATGGAAACCTTATTGATTATAGTGACTGGCAGTTAGTAACAAAATTAATTGATGATCACCTAGTTGAAACAACCGAAACACGTTGGCACATAGTCCATGTAATGGCCGTAGAAAAGGGGATAGAAAAATGAAAA